AATCCCTTCGAAAGGAAGTGACCTAGATTGAAGATAAGCATGGAAACCCATAGCACCGAGACCGAGACTCCTTTCTCGATACGCTGAGTAGGCACTCTTGGTAAAGCCTTCCTTGCCTTCTTTAACATATTTTTGAAAGCGTTTAAAATTTGCACTGTATTCTCCTAACTGTGTTGTGTCTATTGCATTGTCAATGTAGTGCTGTAAAACATTGTCAAGCATGGTTATTAAATCCTCAATGAACAAGTCATCTTTTGACCAATCATCAAAGTGTTCTAAGTTTACGGATGATAAACAACATACTGCTGTTCGTTCTTCATCAGTTGGTAAAGTAATCTCTGAACATAAATTACTTTGTCTTATTTTAAGACCTAAGTCTTTTTGTTTTTGAGGTAAGGCATTATTACATGCATCAATATTAACCATGTAAGGCTCACCTGTTTCTGCTCTAGCATGTATAATCTGCCACCATAAGTCTCTAGCATTAACTATCTTAACAGCTTCATTGCTTTTAGGGTCTATCAATCTCCAGTCTTCATCGTTCTGTACTGCTTCAAGAAAAGAATTAGTAATGTTTATACCATTATGTATGTTAAGATTCTTTCTGTTTATATCTCCACCTGATTCTTTTCTCATGTTTATAAACTCTTCAATCTCAGGATGACTTATATCCATGTAAGCTGCATAGCTACCACGTCTTGTTGTGCCTTGATTAAAGGCTAACATCTGTGAGTCTACAACGTGGATGAAAGGAATGCTTCCAGTAGAACGACTGCCATGAGTAGTTGAAATACCGTTGCTCCTAATATCGCCCCAATATCCACCGATGCCTCCACCTGAACTTGCCAACCATATATTCTCATCATAGTGAGCAGATAAACCACCCCTACTGTCAGGAACATAATTGAGGAAGCAACTGATAGGAAGCCCACGACTTGTACCCCCGTTACTAAGTATAGGAGTGCTGAACATGAACCAACGAGAGGAAGCGTAGTTGTAAAGTCTTTGAGCCAGTTCAAAATCTGTCTCGTTCTTGTATGTTGCTCCGAAGACCGAGGCTCTTGCGAATGCTTCTTGTGCATGTGTTTCTCCTTCCCAAAAATATCTATCTTTGAGTGTATCTAAACTAAATTTATCAAATGTTTTTTCTTTGTCGTAGTCTATTTCAATTCCTAAGTAAGGCTTAGTTCCTATTTTATCTTCAACCATTATCTTGTTCCTTGTTGTTTACGTAAATAGCTATTATAGCATAATGTATAATTTTATACAAGTCTAAATTGTTCTTTCCGTTTTTCTTTCCAAACCTCATAGCATACTTCATAATGTTTCCAAGACAGAATCCTTCTCCATATCCTGAATCAATTATCATATCAGTTGCTTGATACTTACCATTAGCATAGTGTTGGTCATACGTATTACCTACATAAGCTTTTAGTTCATTTAATATTTTATCTTCGTTGAATTTATAATTCACTGCTTCTCCACTCCTTTGGTAAACTCTCTTCGTTATACCATTTAAAATTATTTTTCTCTGCCCATTCAGCATGAGTTCTTTTAGTTCCGTCTTTTCTTTTCTTTGCTTGAGGCATAGGTGCAAAAGGTTTTTGAAATAAAAATACTAATTCATAATCTTCAGGCAAAGCCTCCCTTATATGTATGTACTTACTAAACTCTGCGTAATCCCAAAACCTACCTTTAGCTTCAATTAAAATAGTTTTGTTATCTATTATCTTAACAAAGTCAGGCTCATACTTATGCTTAACAATATAGTCTATGTTATCCCAATGATGTTTCCAATCCTTAAGAAGAGTCTGATGTATTTCATATTCCCAAATACTATCATATCCTTTCGGTACTCCAGTCTTTTTAGGTCTAGGTTTTCTTGGTACTCTTCTAGGCATTATTAATAGAAGAATCGTAGTTCTTAACTAGCTTCCAATATGTTAAGATACTATTAAACATATTTAAATGTCTGTCATGAGATTCATCATCCCATATATGACAAGAAATTAATCCTGTATCTTTCCTATCAACAAAGATAGAAACTCTCTGTGGATTATCAAAACCACAACCCTGTGCATAAGCAGACAACTGCATACCATGTTCGTCATACACTAATTTAGATGGGTCTTTGCCTTCTAAGTTATCTTTAGTTTTAAAGTCTACAAAGATACCAGACTTAGAATATAAATCTATCTTACCACCATACCCTGAATCAGCACAGAAAGAATCTTCTGCAATCCATTCTTCATCAGGATAGTTTTCATCTAACCAAGCTTTGATTTTCTTGTAAGGTTTTGTTTGACCTAGACCTAAGAAACCTTTCTCAATTTGATAGTGTATTTTAGTACCTTGTTTGGCAGCTTCCATGCCTATCTTTTTAGAATCATGTTTACATCTGTAAGAAAAAGAGTCAAGAGATTCTCCCTCGTATCTCTCTAAAGTAAGAGCCGAGTTAAGTGCTTGATTTATTTTCCAGTTTTCTAATGAAGGTTTAGCTATCATACCTAGTATGGTAGTAACAGAAGGAACTAGGTTTTCTTTCTTAGCATCTCTAAGAGTTGTGTTTCTTTCCTTACCATTAGCACCGATGATAGTATACATTGGTTCACCCTCTTGAGTATACCAATGCCCTGACTCAGACGTAAATTTATTATAGCTATCTAATTCAGTTTTGTCAATCTCTTTTTTATTTTCCACGATGATTTACCCACCTTAATTTTCTTGTCTCAGGAATGAATAGTAAAAACCTTACACCTGCCTTTACTTGTTCCGGAGTTCTTGTTGATTTTGATTGCCAAATAGCACGTTTATTTTTTCTTCTTTTTATACCTGCTGTTTTAACATCGACTAATTGTACCATACCTTCAGGGTCTCTGACTACTAAGTCAATGAACCCATCACATCCACAGTTTCTAAATACTTCGTATCCATTATCCCATAACCAAGTTACAGCATAGTATTCTGCTAGGTCTCCTTTTCTACTGGATGATTTTTCTTTAATGAGTTTCATACCAATTCTCTCCTATTTTATATTCTCCTGTTAAAGGACAACGCATGTTAAAGTGTTGACTTGCTTTCTCAATAGCTTCAACTCCTAGTTGTCCTACAAATTCAGCTTGAGATTCTTTTACTTGTATCTGCCATTCGTCATGAATGTTAGCTACAAACTTAGCATCAAGAGCATTTAAGTTTATAAGTTCTTGTAATATACACATAGCTTTCTTCATAACTATAGCACCACCACCTTGTAATAAAGTATTGAGTGCAGCATGTTGGCTACGTACATATATCTTACGACCATCTAATCCTTTGAGGAATCCTCGTTCAGAAGCTTTCTGTACTTTATCTTTTAAAGTTCTAAGTGATGGTAAGTTCTTGAAGAAAGTTTGTTTGAGTTCTTTACCTTTCTTTAATCCACCACCTGCAACTGAACCTATCTTAGCATCACCTGCACCATATACTAAAGCATATATAAATGTCTTGGCTTGGTCTCTAGTCTTTAGACCTGCAAGGTTTTGATTAGTAGTATGTATGTCACCATTAATAACTTCTTCAATATAATCAGAGTCACCCATATAATGAGCTAACATTCTAAGTTCTAATCCACTAGCATCTATACCTACAAGTTTGTATCCATCAGGAATAGTCCAACATGAACGACACTCTTTACCATATGGACTACCTGCATTAGGTACTTGTGCCATGTTAGGATTTCTATGTGTCATTCTACCTGTGATAGTACCGTTAGGTATTACACTGCCATGAACTCTATCATTTTTAAGTTCATCTATCCAAGATGTGACTTGTGCTATACGCTTTTGATATAGTAAGAAGTCTGCAATCAACTTAGCTTCTCTGATGTGTTCAATCTTTTTGAGAGTACCTTCATCTACAATAGGCTGTCCTGTTGGTGTAAACTTTTTAGGAACCCAACCAAAATCAATTAAGTATTCTCCAATTTGTTTACGACTACCAAGATTAAAGTCAACTAACTTCTGTCTCATAAAAGGCTCAACGCTTTGAGTTTTGATACATCTATCGTATTCTTCATCAGTCAATCCACGTTTAGATAACTCACCATCTTTTCTGACATAAGGTGTAACTAATTTATCATCAACTAACTTAGGCTTGAAAGTATTATGTACTTCATCTTCAACAGCAAGTTGCTTTGCTTTTAGTTCAGCAAGAAGTTCCATAGCTTGTTGAGTATTAAAAAAGAAACCAGTCTTCTCTTGCTCTTTCATTATCTTAGCTACACGATGTTCTAAATCTATACATTCTTTACTGAATATTTTACCCTCATTAATAAGGTAATTATACACAGCTTCATTTAGTTTAACATCTTGAATACAATACTCTAACATTTCAGGAGTATAGGAATCAAAGTCTTCAGGTTGTTCTTGTTTTAAACAACCAACACGCCAACCCCAAGCTTTCAAACTATGTCCGTTCTCACGAACAGGATTGAATAGTCTTGACATAACAAGTGTATCTTCTATCTTACAATTAAACTTAGCATCATAAAGTTTTTCTAGTACAGGTATATCATAGCCTATAATGTTGTGACCTATAAGTGTGTCAGCTTCTTGTAAAAATTTGATACCTTCTTTTATCTGTGTGTTATCAAATGTATGTGAGGTTCCATTTAGTTCTTTGGCTACAATACACCATACATTATTAGGATTTAACCCATCAGCTTCTATGTCAAATATTATTTTAGAATTGTTCATTGTCAAATGTTTCCTCCTCTGATACTTCAAACAGTCTACCTGTATCAGAATTATATCGGAGACCACAAGCTAATCCTGTGTCCCCTGTATATCTAGACTTTAGTACCCTTACTTTTGTGGTGTTAGCTTCTTCCGGATTAGTTGCCTGTTGATTTCTTTCCAGTGCAATTACACAATCTGATAGCTGTGCTATACCTTGTGAGCCTTTAAGGTGAGACAATGATACTTCGATACCTTGCTCATGTCCTTTATCACCTGCTGCTCTACGTAAGTGAGATACTAATATCATACCTACACCAGTCTCTTCAACAAGACTACGTAATCTATTCATTAGCATATCAATACCACGTCTTTCATCACCTTCATGAAGAACATTGACAAGCATATGTAAGTGGTCAACCACGACCCATTTACATTCACATCCTACAATAATATATCTAAGCTTGGCAAAGATATCATCAATGTCAGTAGCACCTAAATGAGAATGGATAAACACTCTACCTTCAGGTATAGTCTTATCAAACAAACTCATGAGGTCATCGTCTGTATAATTCTTACGCTTCTCTGATAAGTATATCCTGTCGTTAGCTTCGATAGATAAAATACCATCAGCAGTTCTTAGCCAGTTCTCTTCAAGTGCTACGATACCTACATTGTCTTCTGTATTCTTAATAAGCCAGTGTTCTAGTTCTCTTGTCACACTAGACTTACCGAGACCTGTACCACCTGTAAGTGTTACCAGTTCTCCTTTACGCATACCATAGAGTTTCTTGTTCAGTCCCTCCCAAGGATATGCAATACTCTCTTTCTCTTCTCTATGTAGCCAATCATTCTTTTGAGATGATAGCTCCATGATACCTGAAGGAGTGTATGTTTTAGAGTTCCACCAAGCTTGGGTAAACTCTTGGAACTTCTTCTGTTTAAGCATTTCGTTTGCATCTTTGAATCCATTTGGGAATGACATGATTCTAGTTTTGTTAGGCTTAAGTATTTTAGCTACAGCTTTAGCTGCATCTTTACCTGCCTTGTCATTATCAAAACATAGAACTACATTATCAAATGATTCTACAAATTCAATACTCTCTCGTATATCTCTAACAGCAGAGGAAGCCCCACGCTTTAAAGATACTAC